CGCGGTGATCACCGATCCTCCGAGCTCGATCGCATTTATGAATCTCACATGGGACAAAGAACTGGGAGGCCGGGAGTCCTGGGTCGGATGGATGACGGAGATTCTCTCCGAGTGTTTCCGCGTCCTCCGGCCGGGAGGACACGCGCTAGTCTGGAGCATCCCGCGTCGACAGCACTGGACTATGCTCGCGGTCGAGGACGCTAAATTCGAGATTCGAGACGTGATCCTCCATATCTGGGGACAGGGATTCCCGAAGAGTACGAACGCGGCGATCCAGATCGATAAAACGCTCGGAGCGATGGGACATCGCGGCCGCGCCCATCATGCCTACGGTCCAGGGAATGATTTCGAAGGTCGCGACCTCTCCGACCCGCTCTCCATGCCTGCGCACGAAGGGATCACCGAAGAGGCGCAACGATTCCAGGGATTCGGCACCGCGCTTAAACCCTCCTACGAAGGATGGATCCTCGCGAGGAAACCCATCGAAGGGACGATCGCGCGAAACTGCATCGAACACGGTACCGGGGCGCTCAACATTGACGGGTGTCGGGTGGGGACGGATGGTGGGACACGAAAAGGAACGCACCCGAATGGCCCGAGCGTCACAGCCTACGGCCACGGGCTAAACGGTGCCTGTGAAATCCAGCAAATCAACGGCGGCCGCTGGCCTCCGCACCTGCTCCTGTCCCACGGTCCCGACTGCGGGGAGACGTGCGAGGACGGATGTCCGGTCGCGGAGATGGACGCGCAGAGCGGGCGGTTGCGCGCACGCGGAAACATATCCGACGAGGAGATTGGTCACGGTTGGATGGGGCTAAGTGGCGGAATGAACCCGGCGAACCCCGGTGATTCCGGCGGCGCGTCGCGGTTCTTTCCGGTCTTCCGATACACTCCCAAACCATCGACTGCGGAGAAGTCCGCCGGACTCGGAGGTCGAAATCTGCATCCGACTGCGAAGCCGATCGCGCTCATGCGATGGATGGTCCGCTTGATTTGTCCTCCAGCTCGACCGGATGGATCGAGGCCGGTCGTCCTCGATCCGTTCGCAGGCTCCGGGACGACCGGAGTCGGAGCTGTCTCCGAGGGAGCCGATTTCATCGGGATCGAGATGGACCCGAAATTCGCCTCCTACGCGCGCGATCGAATAGGTCACGCGGTCGCCGGTCTGGAGGTCGAAGTCGATGGAGAGGTCCCGGAGCGGAGCTCCGTCGAGGCCTCCGGACAGGGTCGGCTGTTTTGAATCCATCTCCGGACCTCGTCTCCTCTCTCGTCAAGATCGCCGCGCGGATCTTCGAGGCCCGTCCGCGCGACATCCTGGGAGACTCTCGATTCTCGGAGGATGTCGCCGCGCGTAGATCGGTGATCTCGGACCTCCACGCGCGCGGATTTGCTTATGCTGCGATCGGTCGAGCTCTCGGGAGGGACCACACGACAATCCGAGCCGCGGAGATCCGCGTCCGACAGCTCCGGAGGGTCGACTCTCCGGACCTCGTCCTCCTCGACATCGCGACCGCGGAGATGAGGAGGCGACATCCTCATGCAGTCAGGGACCGGCTCCGAGTCCGAGGGGAGACTCATCCGATCGTCTGGACAGGGAAGCTCGGGACGGATGGAGCGAAGATCTGGAGACTGGATGTCCGCGCCTAAATTTCGAGGCCTCACCGAGTATCAGGAGTGTTCTGACTTCGCTCGATACCTCGACCGGAGAGGCCTCCTGTATACTCACGTCCCGCTCGGAGGAGCTCGGGACCCGAAGGAGGCCGCAAGATTCAGGGCGATCGGTACGAAGAGAGGAGTCCCGGACTTTTTGATCTTCGACGCGGGTCCGCGCGGAGTCGCGGTCGAGATGAAGAGGGAGCGAGGCGGGAGGGTGAGTCCCGAACAGAAGATATGGATCGAGGCCCTCTCCGCGATCGGCTGGATCGCCTTCATCGCGCGCGGAGCTCGGGAGGCGATCGAGCGGATGGAGAATCTCGACCCGCGCGGATAGCGCTCCATTGTTTAGATATAGGTTGACAGCATAGGAGTGTTTAGCTATAACTTATTTATGGCCACTTCCCTCATCCCTTCCGATTCCTTCTCCTCCGACATCTCCGAGATCGTTTTCTCGTCGGACTTCGACTCGACCACCGTGGAATTCCACTTCCGCGGAGACGCTGGAGATCTTCTGGGATACGGTCCCGCTGCTAGTGGAGTCACTGTCCGAAAATCGTGGAGTGGTGAGTTTATCGCAGACGCGGAGAAGCTCGGGATTCGAGTCACGCGGATCTAGCAGATCCGACCTCCTCGAAGACCCGCCTCCGCGCGGCTGATCAAAAAGGATCGGCCGCGCCTCCGACCTCTCGGAATCGGACGCCTTTTAGGGATGGATCGGCCTCGATACTCGCTCCCGGACCTGGGTCGACCTGTCGAGCTCCTCTCCTGGAGCGCTCGGAGAATCCCTCGATCTCGTCGTCTCCGACGGGGATCCAGTTCCCATCCGCGAGGATTTGATCTCTGTCGACGACGGCCTCTCCCCAACAGCGGCAATTGATCGGCTCCCCCGGAATCAGTCCTCCGGCTCCCTCTTCCCACCCGAAGGTCTTCCCTGCGAGCGCCTCATGTTCGTCTCGAACCCTATCGTCCTGCTGTGTCCGCCACACGAATTTAGCGATCCCCGCGGATGTCTGTCGCGTCTTGTTGAGCTGCCCATTTAACTTCGAGATCTGATCTCGCGCTATCAAATTCGCGTGATTTTCGAGGGTGATCGTCGCAGGCTTCCCGTTCTTTTTGATTCGTCGAGTAGGGATCCTCGAAGGGACCCCGTTCTTTTTCCACTGTTCGAGGAGCCTCTCCGCGATCTCCGGCTGCGAAAAAGAGACGAGAGCCTCCCCGGTCACGGCTCCAGTCGTCGACCCGAGGACGGAGGCCGCGGCGATCTGATCTCCGACCGCCTCCGTGATTCCGGCTCGGAGGGTCGAGATATAACGGATGTTTTGATCCACGAATCCGTCTATCAAGATCTGAGGCTGAAAATTCAGCTGTGCGATGACGCGAGGTCCTCGCGTCCCGAGGACGCGTCCGAGAGGGATCGGGGAGTCTGGAGCTCCGACAATTCGAATCCGCGCCTTCGCCGCGAGAGCTCCATAAAAAAGAGCCGCGTTCGTGCGATTCACCCTCCGGCCGCTCTTCTCCGCCTCCTCACGGATCCATGAATCATCGAATTCTTGATCGATCGTACCCTGGACATTTTTCAGCTTCTCCGCGACCCGCGGAGCGTTTCCGTCCGCGACCGCGGGGAGGACCTCCGCTGTGAGGAGCTGGAGAGTCCTCCGGCCGATCCTCCGATAGGTCCGCATGAGTTGATCCTCCGCTCTTTTCGGAGGCGGGACGTTTAGCCCGCTCGACCGCCTAGTCTTCGCCATCCGGAGCGACCTCCTCCTCTTCGAGCTCCTTATCGCCTCCCTCCGGAGCCGGAGACTCGGAGGCCTCCTCGCCCATCTCCTCCTCTTCGAGCTCGTCGTCCGGCTCTGGAGGCGCCTCCGGAGGAGCTTCGAGGAGTCCCTCCGGCTCGAAATCTTCGAGGGGAGTGATCCATCCCGCGGATATCATCTGAGCGCGGACCTCGTCCGGGGAGGTGATGTCGTTTGATATCAAGATTTGAGCGGACTGCGCAGTCGCGAGGACGGTCGCGGCTGTCTCTTGCGCGGTCGGCTGCCAGAGAGGATTAAATTTGATCGTCCATTCATCCGGGACTGTCTCTCCTCGATTTGAGCGGATCGCGAAGATCACCTCCATGAGACGATTCAGCGCGGGAGTGAGTACGAATCCCTGCTGTGAAGAAACGAAATCAAACCAACTGCGGATCTCCGAGTCTCCGGAGGAATTCAGGCCGGATGGAGACTCTCCGAGGAGGACCGTCCGAGGCATATCCGTGCTCCGGACGAGGCCGTCTATAAACTTCTCGATCAGATCCTTGATCCCGGAGACGCTCCTCGACACCTCCATATAATCGTCCGCTGTGTCGAGCGCGAGACAGTGGAGATTGTCGACGGACATCCGGATCGTCTCCATAACCGCGCGCATTTCCTGCTGTGACTGAGCGCTCCCGCAGAGCTGCTCTCGGAGTCCGTCGAGCTTATACACTTGGAGACTCATGTCGTGCATGATGGATCTCGCGTAGGACATAACCTCCCCAAGTTGAGAGAGCTCCGTATACACGCGATCGAGGATCGACGGTCCCCATCCGTCCTTCTCGATCATGCGATTCGGAGCGACTCGGACCCCGTCGAATCGGATCGCTCGCGACCGATGGATCCTCCGGACTTTTTCAGCTCCTCCGAAGGGGACCGTGATCTCGTAAAATTCCGGACGGCGAAAAGCGCGAGCTCCGAGTCCGGGATTCCAGCCTCCCGGACTCACGAATTGACTCTCGACGACCTGGAGGGAGGCGAGTTTTGTAGCGCGCGACAGATTGAGCGGTTGATCCATCCGGAGCCCGTCATTGACGACCAGGATCAGGATCGATCCTCCGTAAAGTCTCGACCATCTCCACGCGTCACCGATCGCGTTTATCGCGTCGAGGTCTTCGAGCTCGGATCCCAGAGACGCGAAATCGAAGAGCTGATCCTCCCCGGTGAGATGGAATCCTTCTCGCGTCCCGTCGTCGACCACGCGATCAACGATTCGCGCGGCGATAGCATCTTGCTCGTAAAGGTCCGCGAGCATCTCCGGACCGAGAGCCGCGCGAGATTTGAAAAAAGAGTAGGAGCTTTTATCGACCGCGGATGCGAGTCCGGTGAGCGCGTTCGCGTATGAATCAGATTTCAGGGTTGGTCGTGTCATAGTGATCACAGATAGGCGCGAAGAGGTCCCGCCTCCCGTTTCCCGGAGAGCGCGAGAGAGTGAATCGCCCAGACTAGCGCATCGAGGCGATCTGGAGATTTGGAGTGAGTAGGATCCCAGGATGTGAGCTGATCTTCGAGCTCTCGGAAGGTCCCGACATGATGGACGCGACCGCGTTCATACATCGCCGCGACCGGCTCCGCGCGCGT